CATTTGGGCGAAAACGTATCTGTCTTTATTCATATACAGCCTAAGTTAAGGCTGCAAAGTTATGATTTCAAATCGTTACGCAAGAAAATCTCTTGTAACAAACTGTAATTCAATTATTTCAAAGAACTATTTGTGATCTTTAGTGGACAGTAATGATAACTTTGAAGAAAAATATAATATTATGGAACCTATACCAATAGAAAACGAACTTAAGGCTTTCAAAGAGCATCTTGATATTAACGAACGTACCATTTTTTCTGCCAAATTTGGAGATGGGAAAACATTCTTTTTAAATGAGTTCAAGAAAGAATACAGTGATGAGAACAAGAAAAAAGTCGATAAAAAAGAGAAGTATTACTTTATAACTCTATACCCTGTCAATTATTCCGTCGCCGAGAATCAAGATATTTTCGAATATATAAAGCGAGATATACTTCTTCAATTGGCAATTGATGAAAAACTAAATCCTGTCGATTTTGACGCCATTGCAACATCTATATTTACATGGGAAAACCTTAAAGAAGTAATTTGTTTTTTAATTTCTAGTTTGCCTGAAGGAAAAATTCTGAAAAAAATCCTTGAAAAAGGAGAAATATTTATCCAAAAATACAAAGAAAAACAAACAACATTCCAAAAATACGAATCCTGGTTTACATCACAAAAAGGAGGGTTATACGAACATGATGGCTACACAGAACTTATTATAGAAACATTAAAATACATCAAATCATCTGGTTATAAAACCGTCCTAATCATAGAAGATCTAGACCGTATCGACCCTGCGCACCTATTCCGTATTCTAAATGTGCTTGGAGCACATATTGATGAACACATATATAAAGACTCCGAAAACACTAATAAATTCGGATTTGACAATATCATTACAGTTTTTGACTACAATACGACCGAAAATATTTTTCACCATTTCTATGGAAAAGATGCCAACTACAAAGGATACATCAATAAATTTACATCTCATCAGCCATTTTATTATTCAATAGATGAAGTAGCACGTGAATATCTATACAATTTCATATCTGAGAAATGCTGCATAACAAAAGAATCTGTAAGGAACTCAGAACAAATTAACAACAAATTTGATTCATTGTCAGTAAGAGACGTAAATACAATTCTAAACGGAATTGATTTATATATTCAAGAAGATGTATATAAAGACGGCCATTTGAAGTTTAATACAAAATCTCCATTAACGTATATGATTTCAATATTAAAACTATTAGGAATAGCTCAAGAGGAAATAAAAAAAACTCTTTTAGAATTGCCAGCAATTGATTTACTAAATTGTATTAATGTTTTCTTATATGTTGATATAATAGGAGTTTTTCAATTTAGACACAATCTTTTCACTACAGACAGAGGAAATATTCCTGATAATCAAATAATTAATAAAATCAAAATAACAAAACTACATGTTGGTCATACTTATATCGAATTAAATAATGAAAAAATTGATAAGTGCATTGATAAAGCATTTAACTATATCAGAAAATAACTATCATGAGCGATTTAGCTCACCCACGGCTATTTGATAGAAATTGTTTTCATATAACTTGATAAATTACAAAATTCATTTTATATTTACAGCACTAATACGCAATAAGGGACTATCAAAGTCCCTGTATTAGGATGGCGATTGTCATTTCTTCTCGTGTTTGAAGCTGTGGATTCATCAGAGAAGTATTGCATTGTAGCTTAATCGGAAAGAGCGTCTCCACAGAGAAGGTGAGGGTTCGAATCCCTCCATTGAACATTCATAAACTCCATATATAAAAAGCAGGCTGATTATCAGACCTGCTTTCTTTTTAGTCCTCCAATAACTCTAAAATACGACAAAGAGCACCTTCAAGAACAGACACCCTGTCCTCCATGTCATTTCTGTAATCTTCATATTCTTGGTCCTCATAGAGTGTCTCACACCCTTCATTTTTTGATGTTGAGTATTCCAATGATGTATGACATATATCTGCAACATCACCAAGAAATTCATTTACAGACTTATCACCTAACATGGTTTCTACTGTTGTCTCTATTTTTACTTTTACTTGTTTCATATTTTAATCCTCTCTCTTGATTATTTCATAATACATATCGGCCATGCGAGACAACGCTCGTGAATTGAAGTCGTGTACTTCTGCTTTCTCGTAGTCACCTTTGTTGTCAGCTTCTCGCATCTTTGAAATCTCTTCGTCTGCCAGCCTTTGGATTTTCCTATGCATTCTTAAAGTTGCATACTTCATCAGATCGTCATATTCCTGCTTTGGTATTGTATTTATTGTTCGTCTCATATTTCCATGAATAAAAGTTGTTTATGAACCTTTCTGGTAGAGTACCACCTTCCTTTTTTAAGAAACCAAAGTCTTTTTACGTACCGATAGGGTTCTCCGTTCCTTTCTTCATACTTGAAGATTGTTTGATGTATCTTGTGAAATCTTCCGTTATGAGCTTTTTCCACAAAATGTTTGGCATCTTTTAATGAGTCAAACGTATCGGAAGTTCCTTCGGAGATGCCCTCATAGTAAGTTACGCCAAAGACCTCATACTTATACACTCGTTTCATTTTATCTCCTTTCCACTTATCCCAACCACCACATGACTGCCAGAAACAAGTAATACAATTTCGTTTTCATTGATTATTTCTCCTTCTTTCAACTAATAATTCCAACCGTTTCTCACACTCTGCACACTCGGTTTTCTTGCGCTCCAGTTTCTCGCGGAACTTAACCAGTTCCTCGTCCGTATTCTCGTCAAAGAACATGTTGTTCTGACGGTTGTGTTCTATGTATTCATTCATCCTGCGTTCTGCTTTTGTTATCTGGGCTTTTGCTGATATAAGTTTACTAAGGCAACCGCTAACCTCCATAGATTCTCCAGAACGCTTGTCATAGAAGTACAGGCTTGTAGATACAATCTGTTTGGGGTATTGGCACTGTAATTTCGCCATCCTCCATCTGATTACCCATTGGTACCGGAAATACATCTCACGGGGAAGATTGTAGTGATATAAGCTTACTTGTTTTTCTGCATATCCGTAGTAAATAGTTACTTCAACCCATTGCTCAATCTTCAGTTCCTTTTCAGCTTTGGCATAATCCTTAGCCATCTGGGACCAGTCGCCCATACTTTCTTGCTTTCCCATATCATTCAAAGCTCAATTCAAGTTGTTGCCAACCTGGTTCTCTGTATTTGCGATTCGTCTGCATAAAAGCTTTCCGTAAGGCTTCAGCAATCTTATCACGCATTTCTTTAGATACATGTTTCTTATCGGCATCACTGTTCATTTGGAGTATCTTGTTAAGGCTTCCATTTATTGGCTTTTCGTCAAGGAATAGGCTGTATTCAGTAAATATCCGGTTCTGACGTTTACCTTCCTTTTCTTCTTCATCAGTCTGGTACCGTTCAAATACGGTGTCTTGAAGTGTTCTTAGACACCTTTGTCCACGATCACTCCTGCATCCCAGCATTTCGTTTTCGAACATTACTGACAAAGCACGCTTCTTACGGACATTTCCTATTCTAGCCCACCCATAATACACTTTCAGTTCACCCATATCACGCAACCTTTCTTTTTCTTATAATCTCCTTACAGATAGCTTCACAAAGCACACGGGCCATATTCACTTCAACGGCATTACCGATAAACTTCTTCTGGTCTGACTGGGGACCAATCAATACATAGTCTTCAGGAAAACCCATTATATTTTTCAGTTCTGCTATCCGAAGCATACGCATCTTGATGTCAATGATGCCATATAAGGCCATAAACTCCTTAATCTTGACAGTCATCGGACTGTCCACTGACGTGACCTGTATGCCGATACCTCCTTCAACTTCGACCAAATAGGGAGGCATCTTGTCCATCCGTGCTATCAATGTAAAACAAGGGTTGTTCACAGAACCTCCGGCACTGGCAAACTGCGGATTCATAAGGTAATGCCATTTACGGTTGGCCGTGATTGTTTGTGACGGCTGTTCTATGCTGCTTCCTACATTCGAGAAAGCTGTATTCATTATCCACGGCTTGCAGCTTACCATATTGAACTTAGGCACCGTGGTTACTGTACCAACTGGTTGCTCAATGGATGTAGGTTTTCCGGTACCGTACTGGTTATCTATGAAAACAGAATTTACCAATGCAAGTCTGTCTTTCGTCAGCAAAGTGGGGCATGGAAGGTTAATGTCCTTTCCTTTATCTTTGAAATTGTATGAACACAAAAAACTGGTATTTACCAATGCCAACCTGTCTTTAGTCGTAACCGTAGGGGCTGGAAGCTCGACCGAATGGTTGTGACCATTCCCGTAATAGGCTGAGACGAAAGCGTGGTGGTCTTTGCAGGTGATTGTTCCGGCAGGGCCTTCCACAGATATGTTCTTACTATCCGGCTGGCCGCTGAATTGCTTGGAGAGGAAGTTTACCTTTGCCAATGCAAGCCGTCCTTGTGTTGCCACAACCGGGCATGGTTCGTCAACGCTTGGTGCCTGGTATTTCCCCGTCCGACTCATAGAGTTATACTTTACAATAAAAGCCTCCTTACCTCCAGCTACAAACTTAATCAGTCCGGCATAGATGCGTTCAAGAGTTTTTTCGGCCAGCGGCTTCTTCCGGCAAAAGATACTTTCTCCTTCATCTGAAAAGTTCAGCACTTCCTTGACCGGCTTCCATTTTTCCAATCGTCCGAACATATCCGACTTCCCATCTTTACAGTGAGTTGGTTCAGGGAACACAATCGGAAGTCCACGCTTGGCGAAGATACCGAAGAACCGCTTGCGAGTGGTGTATGCCCCATAATCGGCAGCGTTAAGAATGCGCCAGTCAAAATCGTAACCATATTTCCTGACGTTACGTTTCCACTTCTCATAGCATCGTCCTTTGTCCTTGCTGATAGGGTGCCCATGTTCATCCATATCGCCCCATGACATGAACTCCTCAACGTTCTCTATCTGGATGTAGTCTGGATCAATGGCCTCGATATAACGGAAAAGGTGTTCAGCAAGAGTACGACTATCAGCGTCCCGTGGCTGGCCGCCCTTGGCTTTACTGAAGTTCGTACATTCAAGGCTGGCCCATAATACAACCAGTGCATCCGGATAAATCTTCTTCATTCGTTCTACATGGGCCACCAAAGGAGACAGTTCCAATGTTCTGATGTCCTCCGTGAAGTGGAGCGCATCCGGGTGATTGGCCGCATGGCTGGCGATAGCGTTTGCGTCGTGGTTTACACAAGCGACAACTTTAGCGCACTGTTCATCTGCGTAGCGTGCGTTTTCTACTCCGGTACTGGTTCCCCCGGCACCGCAGAAAAGGTCTATATAGAGTAACTTTATCATATCAGTTCCATTTTTGAGGCCGGTTGTTGATTCTTTCTAAGTATGCGGCTATCTTCTTTTCCGCATCCTCGCCGTTGCGGACGAAAATTCTCGTCCGTGTCTTGTCGCCGGGGATGGCTACGTACCTTCCATGTTTCTCCAGTTCCTGATGCTGGGCGATTTTCAGTTCGGTTCCAGAAGGGTTCTTCTCCAAATCCACTTTACGTGGAAGCATTGGGTCATTTTCCGTTATCATTTTGCAAGATATTTGTTGATTATGTTACTCACTACAAGTCCGGCTTCATCACACATCCTGGCAAAGTTGTCAGACAGTGAAGCGTTTTTCTCTTCATCCGGTATTCGTACTATGCTTCTCAGTTCTTTCAGTACGCGCTTTACCTGAAAAACTACCTGAGCATCTATTCCGTTTGATTCAAGTTCAGACTGGAACTCCAGTGCCGCACCTTCAAGCAAATCGGAGTAGATGAACAGCTTGTGCATCTTGCGAAGCATTTCTACCTTGAACTCCGGTGTATAGTCCTGAAGAAGCTCTCCCAAGGAATGCGGTTCCAGCTCTCTTTCAAGGGAGTCAATCTTGTTCTTGATTTTCTGTGCTTTGGCAAAGTTCATGGATGAAATCAAGGCGATATACTTCTTTCTCAGTTCATTGAGCTTTCTTTCTGATTCTTGTCTTGTCATTTCTCTACTTTTCTGATGATTAAATACTTTGGCTCACCCTTGCGGAGATTGCTTAATGTCTCTTCGTCAACCTCTGCTTCTGTGAGTCCGTTCACGTTCATGTATTGTGGGAGACGGTATTTCTCACGTAACCTCCTGATCAGGTTCCAGTCACGAGTTACCCAGTTGATTGTGATTTTCATATCATTTTCTCAGGCTTTCACCGCTGAAGAGGACGGTTTTCGTTATCGCCCTCAGCCGGTCAATGGTTCTTTCCCCATATTTCTCTCTCAGCTCGTCTATCGTTAGGTTGGTGGTCAGGATAAGAAGCTTTCCTTTCTTCTCGGCTTCGTCTGCCAGCTCAGCGAATGCAAGCCTTTTTTCGCCGTATTTCACGCTTAAATTCTCTGTCCCTATATCGTCAACGTAGATGATGTGTTTTTGCTTCACGGCGTCCAAATCAGCGTTCATCTGCTGTGCATCGTAACAGCTTACCACCTTGCGGCAGTAATGGTTAAGAAGCAAAGGAAGAATCTTTCCGCAGATAAGGGTCTTTCCGCGTCCGCAGTTGCCGAAACACAGAAGCCCGCGACCTTCATTGCCGGCCAGCCAGCCTGCCACTTCTTCGTACTCAGGAAGCCATCTGGCATTTTCTCCAATGAAGCACCTGATACCGGCCCAGAGAACTCTTTTGGCATCCGGAACGGTTACCTGTACGACGTTAGGAATAGGGGAGAAGCCCGTATCTTTAAGCCGTTCTATTGTCTGTTGAAAATTTATCTGTTCCATGTTTACCAGCCTTTCTTGTATTTTTCCGGTGAATTATCCTTCAGAACTATGCCCACATCTGTTTTCGAAGGCACTTTCTCACGACTGGCCCAGGTCGCCAGCCGTCTTGGAAGCTCCCAGGTCTTTTCCAGTTCATAGCGCATCTTGGTTTCTGACTTGTTAAGTTCGCTCCAGTAATCGAAGAAAGCCCGAATCATTTCTTTCGGGTACTGGCCGACATAAGGGACTAACGACTGGTAGAAGGATTCTTTCCGGGAGAGAGTAGCGGCTTTAGCCGCGTCTTTCTTTGCTACTACGTTAGTAGTAGTTTCTTTAATAATATTCTTCTCCTTTATTTGCTTTGTGTCACCCGTGTGTCGCTTTTCTGGCTCTTTTGCAGGGTGTGTCACCTGCTGTGTCGCCACTTGTGTCATTAGCTGTGTCACTTGCATCCGTAAATTATTGATTTCCTGAATGATATTTGTGCCACTCATTGTGTCATTGCTTGTGTCACATGCTGTGTCAGACTCTGAGCCATTATACTCATTGTACTTTACCAAGGTTATTACATTCATTCCTTGTTCCTTGGAAAGAGTTATCATGTTCTCTCTTCTCAGAAAGGCAAGAAACGTCCGTACTTTCCTCTCAGACCATTTCCAACGCTTTGATAAGAATCTTATGGATGCAGGATATTGTCCTCTTGTATAAGAGACTTCTCGACCTCCGATACTCTCCATACGGGGCGTTGCCTCAAATCGTGCTGACTGAATCAAGTCAAGCCACGCTTCGCAACTGCTAAAAGTCCGGGCTTCATTCCACATATCATTCGAGAAGAACTTGCGGCTTAGTTTGATATATCCTTCCATAATCTTAGAATCTTACGTTAGTCAACTGTCTGCTATTGGAGTACACGGCCCATTTGCCGTTTCCGCTATCCACCAGGCGTAAATCCTTGACTTCGCCAAATCGTTTCAGATTCCCGCAAAGGTCAACGATCCAGCCAGCCTCCTTGTTAGGATGCGGACGGATGGCACGACCGACTATCTGATACCAAAGGGCCAAAGACATCGTAGGACGTGCCATAACAATGGTGTCTAACTCAGGATAGTCAAATCCGGTAGTAAGTACACCTACGTTGGCCACAACGGGTATCTCTCCGGCCTTGAACGCTTCAAGGATATGTTCGCGTTCCTTCTTCGGTGTTTCTCCTGAAACGATGGCTGTTCCGGGAATGGACCAGGTGAGACGTTCTGCTTCTTTCAAGAAACGGGTGAAAACCAATATACCTTTTCGTTTTACACCGCTCTTGGGATTCATAAGCCTATGGACGATGCTCACCAGAAACCCGTAGAAGTCGATACGCTCATACTCTTTTACTACAGACTTGTCCGTGTAGTCGGCTCCGGTAGTGTTCACCTTCAGGTTAAGTTCGTTCCATCCCAAAGGATTCATCGGATAATAGTTCAGCTTCGAAAGATACCCCATATCCAATAGAGTAGAGATTTGAACCTGATAGATTACCTCAGAGAACACGCACGGGCGTGTGCGTGTGATGAACTTCAACATGCTGCCGAAATCCCTGCTTGATGAAAGACGGTAGGGCGTAGCCGTCAATCCAAGGACTTTACATTTCAGCATCGAAAGAAATCTCTTGTACATTCCGTCTTTCGGATTAACCAGATGGCACTCGTCGATAATGATATTCTGAAAATGCTGGAAAAGTTCCGGATGGTTGACTACGCTTCCGATAGTGGCGAAAGTTATTCTTGAAATCTCCTTTCGTCCGAATGAGGCAGAGTAGATGGAACAATCCAGAACACCATACGAACAGAGCTTCAGATAGTTCTGTTCGAGTATTTCTTTACTTGGCTGAAATACCAGCGTGTGCCCTTCAAGACGGCTGGCGATGTCGGCAATCACAAGACTCTTACCGGCTCCGGTAGGCAGCACCATGATGGCATTGTTCTTCTTGGCCCTATTAGCAAAGAAGCTGACCGCTGCATTACTGGCCTTCTGCTGGTAATCCCGTAAAACATAACTCATAATCCTTTCTCCTTACTCAGTTTGTCTCCCAAAGCCTTGTAATACTTGGTGAGTTCTATTAATTCAAAATCAGTCCATTTCTTCGCCTGGCTTGCTCTACATGCCAGCTTGTCGAAGCGTTGCTGACCGATTTTTGATTTCAAGTTTTTCTCGTAATGTATCAGATGGTCTGCGCTGAAACGGTTGCACGCCCGGCACTCTGCGTGGGCATTGTCCTCGTCAAAGCGTGTAGCCATGTGGCGGCGCGAATGGAAGTGTCCGCAATCTGCCTGTTCGTATGGCTTTATCTGGCCGCATGAGATACAACGGAAATACCCGTTCGGCATACAATCACGAAGCCGGATATAGCGGCTGAAAACTTTGTCGAGTTTGGCCACTAAATCCGGCTTCTTTTTAATCTTGATACCTGCCTTATCGAATAACGGCAAAGGCTTTTCTTTCTTCTTTGTTTTTCTTTTTATGTAATATGGCATTATTAAATTATAAATTTAAGAAGGGGCATATCCTTCCCAAAAAGAAGTGTAATGTGTCTAATTTTAACTTAATCATAAAAGATTGGATATGCCCCAGTTATTTATTATCTTTGTCTTTGTCTAATTTTAATTTTTTCAATTATGGGTAGATTTACAAACGAGCAATTATTAAAATTGCAACAGAATTTGAAAGTTGGCAGATGTCCTAATTGTGGATATGAAGGTAATAAGGATGTATGTCCAGAAGAAATGCACCTTGTCTCTTTAGACATTGATTCAAGACATACAGTAGGGCTCGAATCTTTAGGTTCATATCCAGTAGTGATGGCAGTATGCCCTAATTGTGGTTTTATTTCACTTTTTAGTAAGAAATTTTTGTGTAGATAATCTACAATTTAAAACCCATCCGTCTCCCTTTACATTTATTCTTAAAGGAGACGGATATTTTCCTTTATTATTAATTCCTTTTCTCATATTATTCATAATTTTAGTTTGTGGTACCGGCAGGATTCGAACCTGCATGAGTTGTCAGTTCTTTGCATCTATGGATTGACCGTCCAATCATTGAGCATAGCGTCTACCAATTCCGCCACGATACCAGGTACCCGTCTTTCCGGGCTGTCAGTTAATCAACATAAGCCATCGAGAACTCTTTTGGAATAAATCTTCCTACTGGAATAGGTTTAGCTGATTCAATAGAGGTATGAATATCTTTCTTCTCGTATTCATGCCCTTTTTCTTTGGCTTGTTTCTCATATTCTTCCTCTTTGTTTTTAAGCCAATGAGAAATAAGCATCATTGCCCTATCTACATTGAAAGTGTGAACAACAAAGGTTTGCGTTCTTTCCTCTTCATCATCAAAGGTTACTTTGGTTTCAATCTGGTAGAACTTCTTTTCATTAGGCTTTGATTCTTCCTCAGAACTTTCCAAATCCGTTTCATCCAAATATTCTTCTGAGACATTATCAATTTTGCGTTCTTTCAAATTATCAGTAAGGATGATACATGAATCAAACTCTTTCGCCATTGTCAAAGTAAAGCCTGACTGATAGTTTAATTCGATATAGTCTTTTAGGATGGCAATTACATTATCTAATCCGGTAGCATAAAGAAGAAATTTGTATTTCTTATCATCAATTTGGGCTTGTGCGATATAAGGATACAAACATTTGTTTTCATTCTCAAATGCCATTCGTTTTTGGTTGCTGACCTCTACCTCTTTAATCCCATCAGCTTCCATACTGAAACGGATTTGTGCAAGAGTGTCTTGGTCTATCAACGTGCCACGTGTAAAAAGAAGCTCATTTCTTTCGATAGTGATTGTTTCTTGAGTGGCTTCGTCTATAAAATCTTCATTCCATGTTTTATACACGCCCTTTGCAAGATACATATTAAGCATCTTTGCCGGGTCTGACGTTACATATCTTAGCTCTGTTTTTCTTGTTTCTATCATATAAACTCTTTATTACGTTCGATTTCTTGTTGTGCAAAAATTAGCATCTGTTGTTCGTTGGCTGAAGGCAGATAGATGCCGGCCACAGATGCGCTCCAGTTACGAAAGCGGTCAATGCTCAAAGTCATTTCACCTGTTGTCAGTTCTGCAGAACTTCGCAGATAGGTTACTTCCTTGCCTTTCTTGTTGACCGTCTTTCTCTCAAACAAATCACGGTTGCAAGTCCTTTTGTAGAAGTCTATCTTTGCTTCGTCAAGGCTGCAACCGTACTCACTACCGAAATACCCTAAAAGCAGATGCAAATAGCTGTTCTGGGATAGCGTGCGGTTAGGGAGCTTCTTTCTCACTTCCACAACTGCATGCTCCTGGAACAGTTTGTTTACATAAGCCTTGAACTTGGGTATATCGTATTCATTCTTCAGATTGAATATGCTCATAGGCTAGAACGGTAAGTCATCTTTGGGATTTCCATTCGCATCTACATCAGGTGGAAACGCCTGTGCCATGGTTGGTGTTTGTGTCGGTGACGGTTGCTGTGCTGGCACGGATGCTGGCTGGTGCATTGGCTGACGGCCTTCCAGTTTATAGCAGCGGATGGACACCATACGTTTTAGTTGTCCGTCCTGATTTGTCCATTCCCGACCTTGGAGGGAAAAGGAAACCGTTATTACGTCACCGGTTCTGAACTGGTCAAGTTCGGCACATTTGTCACCGCTTACTTCAAGTGGCAGGACGTTCTCGTACTGGTTTCGTTCACCTGTATAGGGGTCATAGGTTGTGGCATCAAGAATAAATTCACGTTTCACAAACGGGTTGCCACCGCTTTTGGATGGGATTTCTTGGGGCTGACCAATATAGACCAGCCGTCCGGTTATTTGATTAGGCATAATATATAGATAGAAGATTTGACGAATTAACTCTAATATCCATCAGAATTTTTCGCCGTTCATTTGTTATCAATGCGTAGGCACAATCTCTAGTAAGATAGGTCAGAAGTCCATTCTGTTCACCTCTAAGCTCATAAATCCTTCCATTGTATTCAATTTCATCCATTTATCTAGTCTTCTGCAAAAATTTTCTTATCGGTTATCAAATCTCTGTTGTCATTCAAGAACCGGATAAAGTCCTCACAATGATTTATAAGGATAGGTATATCCCGTGCCGGTACGAAAGTGTAGCTTTCAGTATAGGTTGATTTGAAGTCAGTAACATTATACTCAAATGACCTTACATCACTTCCGTTCTGCATCAGACAGTATGGATAAACCATGTGCTGCCAGTGGTCTTTGAACTTACCTACATAGTAACTTCCGGTAGTCTTGATGTCATGTACTGACATCGGCATCAGTTCATCTATATAACCATATAGAAGAACTCCTCCGAAACATGTAGGCAAAACAGCTTCAACCCGTTGCTGGGTCAAGGCCCCTTTGTAATAGTCTGCAAACTCACGGCAGATTGAGATAGGGAAATCGAACTGACGGCATTTATAGGTGGCTCTCAGTCCGATCAATGTCTGTCTGCCATCCTGCATGTCTGACAATAGTCTTTCTACCTGTACCTTGTCTGATTTCCGATTTTCAATCATACAGTCGACTACCTCATTGAAAGCCGTTCCCTTGTCGGCTGCTTCACTATCGAACGGGACACGGTTTATAGTGTCAATCAGGCTCTGAAACTGCTGCTGTCTGAACTCTTCGGGGGTATGTGGGGGATTCTCACTGAATCCCCAATACCTTTCCCAGATGGCATCACTTTTCAGATAGCTTGTAAAGGCATCCAAAAGTGTAGCATAGAACTTGAATTTAGGCTGCTTTGTCTGCATAAGTCTTTGTCTCTTTGTCGAATACCAGCCCGAGAGCTTTTACTTTTGCTGAAAACAGATTTCTGGCCATATTCAAGGAACTGCCTACATGCTCAAACTCATTAATTCTTGACGCAAACTCATTTGCAGAACTGGCATCAGTAATAAGTTCGATGTTCTCTTTGATTTCAGCTATGACCTTATCATATTTTGCAGCTTCTTCTTTCTTTACCTGCAACATGCTCAGGTAGGGCATGATTACCTTTGCAGTGATAAAGTCGTTCTTGGCAGTGGGATTTCCATTCTTGTCAAGAATTGTAGGCACCTGCATCAGTCCCGGCAAATTGCAGGTGTTTTTCCCGTCATTTCTTGATGTGGGGTCAAATGTGATTGTACGCTTCTGCACACCGTTCTCATTGCGCATTTCCAGATACCCCAGCAAATCAAGTTCCGTAACAATAGAGTTGTACGATTTTTCTCTTAAAGCAGGTATGAACACGGTGTCGTCACCTTCTTTCCGAGTGTCACGGTGGGCCACAAACACTACGTTCTTGTTCAGTGATGAAAGGGTTCGTGTCATCCATGAGAACTCAGCGTTGATACCTCCCCAGTCCTTGATTTGCGGCTGTCGTGTACCGCATTTGTAAGAAATGATGAAATCCATCATCTTTCCGATGGTGTCCACAACTATTGTCTGATAGGCCGAAAGGTCTTCCTGCAATACCTGTTGTACATCCTGCCATGAACTTACCTGTACGATGTCTATACCGTCCAGATGTGCCATATTCACACGTTTCACGCCATTGTCAAAGTCAAGCAGTAACGGTTTCGGTGCGCTCAATGCTACTGTTGTCTTACCCATACCTGCCTGACCGTAAATCATCATCTTAACGGTGGAAGGAATTACTAATTCATTGGATTTCTTAATCAAACTCATAACGCAATAGTTTTAAAGTAATATATTAATACATCAATTTTGCATGTTTTATCACGTCCCAGGCATTACAAGCCCATCTGCTGTGTGGCACGCCTTCTTTGGTCTTGTATCTTATTCTTCCGGATTCGCACAACTCTTTCAGCCTTTTGAGACCGCCTACTATCGAAGCTGCTTCGTATTTCCCGAAAGACTTGTTGTTTAAGACGATTTTCAATACATCTTCGTTTATCATAAGCATTTTATTTTAAGCAGATAATTGCCGAGAAACCCGGATACTCTGTTGCTGATACCCGGTACTTCACGTCCATTTTGTTTTTAAGTGTCCCGATCAAACGAAGGTCACGATTGCGGCGTGATGCTTCCAGCTTGATTCCGTTGTGCCGTTTCTTGTCATAGGGAACTTTGTAGATGTCCCCTTTCTTCATTTCGTCAAAAAGACGTACTGTCTGGTAGTTTTCGTCTACTGTAATTTCTCTAACCATAGTTTAAGTATTTGATTGTTTGCTGGCAGAACGGGACTTGAACCCGTGACTTCCATGCTAACCCTTACATGGTGTTCTACCGCCTGAACTATCTGCCAATGAAAATGCCGGACTTTACGGCCCGGCATCTACCTATTTTCTATAACCCATAAAAACTAATCGACTAGTGCAACCAGCGATTTGACCATGTTCTTGAAGTTGTCAAACTTCGATTCAATCTTTTTCTCTTCTTCCATGTAATACAGCATTGATTTTCTGTATTCTTCGGATTCGCGTTGCAGATTCTGTGTGTATGCCACGAGTTCATCATGCGTCATACCCTGTAATTCCTCATTTGTTTTCATGTCTATTCTTTTTAATGTTCTTGATTTCGGTTTCTATCTCCTTATCGAACAGCTCCCGTCTGTCCAGTTCCCTTGAGCGTGCCGCCAGAATGGCGTTGATGTCCGCAAATTCATCACAGATGCTTTTTATTGTTTCTTGCAGCTCGTTCATTGTCCAGTCTGTTTGCGATTGAAAAACCAGTGATTATAAACCCGACAAATCCTATCCAGTATATAGCAGACAGGTCTTGATTGAAGTGCATTACCAGAACGGACAATGCACAGAGAAAAAGTAGTATTTTCATAACCGTGTGTATTAAATATCGCTCCCGTGGGCGTTCCGGTGGTTGCCTTACTGCTTATCAAAGGTCTGGTAAGCCACGGGTATATATAGTTCATGCTGGTGTCTAATCAGTGAAGATTGTCTTTGTAGCCGACCTACGGCCACCTGCAATCGTATAAGTGTCTTTTTGTTATCTGTGTGATTCGTATGCTGCGTTTGCTTAGTGCAGCCCTTTACTCATACTCTTTTCACACAGCCGTTATCGCTACTCAGTCGTCCGTTTCACGTCAGGCTTAACGGTAAGCCTAAATTTCCATCATGTCAAAGAACCAATCAAGTAGAACCCTGCCCGATTCTCGCTATCGGTTGCCGTTCAGTCCGTCAGCAGGGTAGGTGAGTTACCAGCGTGTAACTGCCATGCCTTGTGATAACTGAAGGCTGATGTAGTCCATGCCATCATCTTCAGGCAGGTTGTATTCTTCAAGAAGGGCTTCGTATTTGTCCACCTCTTCAGTAAGTACTTTGATGTATTCTTGCTTGCTGTCAGCATTGAAAGCCCTGCATAAAGTCTCTTCATCTGCGTTGTAGGCGAAGTTCAAGTCTTTGTACAGCCCGTCAAGTTCTTCTTCGATTTCGTGGCGTGTCATAGTCATGCGATGTTTAAAAGGTTAGCTTTCTTGAAGCATCTGTATTCTTGTCTCTCAGTATCGAAGTACACCTGAACAGTGTCATTCTTCTTTCTGCTTTCACCTGATGTGGCTGGTATCAGATTTTCTTTCAGTGTGCCGTAGGCTTCACGAACAGAACCATCTACCTTTTTGAAGTAGAACTTTACGATTCTTTGCTTCATGGCAGCTTTCAGCTTCATGTTTGCCCAAGCGCATTTCATCGCTTCACTCATAGAGAAACCGTTTCTCTTTACCAACTGCCATGCAAGGCTCATAATCTCGTGTAATAAATTCTTTTTCATAATCGTGTGAGGGTTAGTTGTTTTTTACTATATTTGTTTCGTATCTAAGTTTCGATATGCAAATGTACTTTATAATTCTAAAGTATCAAATAAATAGCTTTAGAATTGTAAAGTACATAACATTATTTAACTATCAGGTTTCTTAATACATTATTATATGAAGAAAGATAATTGGGCGTTAGGATTAGGTATAGCCTCAATAGTGACAAGTTTTATATCTATAATGCTATGGCTATGTAAATATGAACCTATAACATGGACTTTGCTGGATACTATAATGACCATGCTTTCTTTAATAGTGGCGATTATCTCCGTCCTTTTTGCATTTAATATGTTTGGCCTGAGAAAGGAGCTTAAAAATGAGATAGATGAAAAATTGAAGGAGATAAGCGACAATCATGTAATTCATACTGCTAAAACCATGATGTACATGGAAATGCGTTTGTTGCATTTAGCAACCGAATTGAGTAAAATTGACGATATAAGACAGTCTATTTACATGATGCTTGATACAACAGAAAAAACTAAAAATAAGAAAGATGTGGATTATATTATTAACCAGTTAAGAGAGCTTGAAAAACGTTATGGAGACAGATTGTTCGATGATACATTCAAAGGGAAACTAAGGATTAGACTGGAGAAAGTTACCTCTTTCTCTGACAGTGCTCTTCTCTTCCTTCAAAATTTCAAGGTATGATTCTTTTGCGTGGTCGATGATTTTATCCGACTCTTCAAAAGGATTCCTAGGTCCTTGAGGTTCTTGATGATGCATAGGTTTGATACACAAAATCTTTAAATCATCATAAGACGACATAGAAGTCTTAGAGTCTTTAGAATCATTAGTACTCTTTGAATCCTTAGAAAACATAGAATACTTATCCATGCCAAGCAATGGGAGTAATACTTTTGTCCAAACAAGTATCACAGTCACGCATATAAGTATAAACAAGAGTAATAGCAGAACTTTAAACATAAAAGAACAATAACCATAGTAAAAACACCCACAATAGGTACGAGCTATCATGGGTGTATATATTAAACCTCCTCGGAGGAATGTTTAACCAACTTGTTCCTTTAACACCTCGTACTTGTTACGGTACAAAAATACTTTATAATTCTAAAGTATCAAATACAAGCTTTAAAATTATGGGAATTATTGAAAGATTTTTTGAAAGTATTGAAAAAGCAGGAATTTCTTCTTACGAAATTGAAAAGAAATACGGAGTTAAATCTGCTCAATCTAAACTTTCACAATTAAAGGAAGGAAAGACTAAAAGTGGAAAAGAAAAAACTCTCCCATCTGATTTATTATCTGCTGTATGTTCTGCAAGAGAAGATATTAATCCAGATTATATTTTAACTGGTCGCGGAACTCCATTGCGTCAGCAACCTGAAGTTACTCAAATATTTCACCCAAAGAGCATAGAAAAAGCTGAAGAAGATGGATTGATAACCCTTTATGATGTTGAAGCTGCTGCAAACTTGAAATCCCTCTTCGATAACAAAGACCAGAATATCCTTGGACAAATCAATATTCCAAATATCCCTAAATGCGATGGAGCTGTTTATGTCAAAGGGGATTCCATGTATCCATTACTTAAATCTGGTGACATCGTAGCATATAAGGAGGTACCTTTAGAAATGAGTCATATTTTCTTTGGAGAAATGTACCTTGTGTCAATAGATCTGGATGGAGATGAATACTTAACTGTAAAATACGTCCAGCATTCAGAAAAAGGTGAAGACTGGATAAAACTGGTAAGTTACAATCAAAACCACCAACCCAAAGATTTTCCATTATCTTCTGTGAGAGCTATGGCTTTGGTAAAATTGAGTATTAGAATGAACACAATGAAATAATATGGGACTTTATTTTAGGAAAAGGGTGAAGATTCTTCCTGGAGTGCATTTAAACATAAGCAAAACAGGGACAAGTTGGTCTGTTGGTCCGCGTGGAGCTTCAGTGAATGTGGGTAAGAGAGGAGTTTATGTGAATACCGGGATACCAGGAACTGGTATATATTCTCGGACTAAAATATCGGGAGGTAGTAGTAACTATGATAGAGATAAACATTATGCTTCTAAGCGTGAACAAGAAAATGAAGCAATTAATAGCAATCCGTTGAGGTTCATTTTGACATTTCTGTTTTTACTGGCTTCAGTAATGATTCCGTTACTTACAAGTGCTTCATGGATTTGGTTTCCTATACTCGCCTTAATTGGAATTTGTTGTGCTTTTATTCCTGATAGTAAAACGGAAGCTAATAATTTAAACTATAATGCTGATAAAGTAGAACCTATCCATATAATCCCGGATAAAGTTATAAACATATCAGAAGAGAAATACGTATCTGAAAATACTTCTACTCTAAAAGAAAATGAGTCTCATAGAGAGGAAAATGTTTTAAAGGATTCCGTGATACATAAATTAGATCCATTATTTGAAGAATCGGCTCGTTTGGTCGTGAATCAGCAGCAAGGAAGTACTTCTCTTCTTCAGCGTAAACTTATAATAGGATATAACAGGGCAAGAAGGATAATGGGATTACTTGAGAAAGCTGGGATTGTTGGACCAGCAAATGGAGCAAACCTTCATGACGTGCTTTGTAAGGATGAAGTTGAGTTGGCTGAGAGGTTAGAAAACCTGAGTGATGACATGTTCCAAGAAACAACAAAAGATACTAATATAGAGGATAATTTTGATAAGAGTTCTCGGCTTGTTAATATTGGAATTGATTTAGAAAAAGAAGGAATGATTGATGAAGCTATTAATGTGTATGAGAAATCAATCATTTACAGATTACCGCTTAAGCACCCATACGAGAGACTTGCTATCCTTTACAGAAAAAGAAAAGATTATGAGAATGAAATCCGAGTTATAAAAATTGCAATAGAAGTCTTCATGAAAGAAAATGAGAGAAGAGCCAATATGGTAATTGATGAGGATAATTCTATGTATAATCAAGTAATGCAAGCATTAGAGACCAACGAAAGTATTAAGTATGAAGATGGGAAATGGGCTTTCGTTCAATATGATGTCATGAGTTATATAACAAGACTAGAAAAGGCACAAACTTTACTTGATAAATCAAAAAACAAAAAGGAATGAGAAGAGTATTGACTTTGTTGATGGGATTGTTCTTTTTCTGCACATTTCATGCACAAGAAGTAGTAAGATATGTAACGGCAAACCTAAATTTAAGAGATTCTCCTGATGTAACATCTTCTATTATTACTCAGATTCCTAGAGGTACTGCAGTTCTAATTGATGAGGATTGTGATTGCAAATGGATTCCTGTTAGTTATAATGGGTATATTGGATATGTTTCAACGAAGTATCTTTCAAAAGAAAAAGTTTATTATTCTTCTGAAAATCATTCATCAGGACAAATAAGATATTATACTAATTCTAGAGGTGAGAGAGTTCAGTCTCCTACATATTATTCTTCTGCACCTCCTGGGGCAACTGCTTTATGCAGAGATGGAACATATAGTTTTAGTAAAAGCCGTAGAGGAACTTGCTCTCATCATGGTGGTGTTGCAAAATGGTTAAAATAGAGATTTATGATAGTAACAACAACAAATAGTATAGAAGGATATACAATAAGAAAATATCTTGGGGTAGTCAATGCGAATGTGGTAATAGGTACAAATCTGTTTTCCGATATTGCAGCCTCTTTGACAGATGTATTTGGCGGACGTTCTGGAAGCTACAAGAGTAAATTGACTACAATTTACGACGAAGTAATGAAGGAACTGACTGGAAAGGCTGAAAGTTATCATGCAGATGCAATCGTCGGTTTACATGTGGATTTTGACGAAGTTTCTGGCGGTGGCAAATCCATGTTTATGGTTTCCGCATCCGGGACTGCTATTACATTGGAGAAAACTACTCAAGACAGATACTTTCTGTATGACTTACTTGAAAAAATCTACGACTATAAAGAGAAAGGAATATTGACGGAGGAAGAGTTTGATTACGAAAAGAATCGAATTTTGAGTCAACACAGAAATCCTATCTCGGAAGAGTATAAAGACATTTGCCAAGAGCAGAAGGAAAAGGAGAGAGAAGAGCTTTTGCGTGAGGAAAGAATAAACGAAGCAAAGGAGCTTTTAAAGAATCGTACTGGGTGCTCGATTGATGATATAGAAAAAATTGATGAATATCAGCTACAGGCTGTGTCCTATGATGATATTGATTTTGACCCCAATGATTCCATGCAGTATATAATCTCCAAGTTCATAAGATTAAACCGCGTTCCTGAAGCGTGTAAATTCTATATGGAAGAAACGGGCCTTGAGGATTTACAGTCTGCAATAGATTTTTGTCTCAATGTATATAAACAAATGTCCTCCGTTGATGAGGAGAAAGTTGCGGCTCTTATTCCCAAACTCAAGGTTTTAAAGAAGCGTGGATTTATAGAACAAGCAGTATCAGAATATCAAAAGATGACAATATCGGATAAGCAAACATCTGAAGCATTCATACTTTCTTTAGAGATTTGATAGGGATATTCAGTAAATGTCCCTAAAAAGTAAGATGGCATATAAAGTCGATAGAGTATAATCACTTTATATGCCA